CGGAGGAGTAGTGCCCAGTTGGTAACGTAACCTGTCTATATGGTACTGATTATTTTGCAGGAGTCGTGCCCTGCCAAGTCACATGATGCGTACGTTGGAGGCTGTTTTTCTCTACTTCACTTTCTCTCTGGTAAGATGAATCTTATAACAATATTTATTATAAATTTTTGTTCAATTTTGACTCGGGAGAGTATAAATCCAAACCCCCCTTTTTTCCCCCCCCCTCAAATATGCAGAACAACCTTCCGAACACTCTAGGAGCGCCAGTTCTGATACAGGCCCCGGTCGAGGGAACCGCCGACAGTTCCTCCAAACTAGTCGAGAAAAAGAAAGCCAGTGGTAACAACACTGAGAGACCTGTTATAGATTACGTTCGCAGACGTCAAAATCGGCGAGCTAAGAAGAACAAGTCTTTATTACACAGTGAGTCTCTTCCAAAGGAGGTTGTAAATACAATTGGAATTGAGACTGAAACCTCACCCATCCTCCTGGGTGAGAAGGTCGGGGACGTCTTTGATAAAGATGCGACACAAGAATTGCACATTGTTCCCCCAGTGTGTGTAAAGAGAGAAACATTAGTAGTTGATGTTTCAACGATGCCCCCTCCATGTAATGATGGAGGGGAGAAGAAATTGAGCAAGGATCTTCTGTTTTTTGATGGAAGATATTATGTTTTCTCTACTGTTCCTCGTATTGTATGTACTTCTATTGAAAGGGACATCTTTTTTGAACAGTATGAGCTGCGAAATTTCTTAGTGCCAGAGAAGGTAGATTTACCTGGATTTTCCATGTTTGGGAGGTATTATGAACCAGCACAAATTTATTTTGTTAAAGACCTTTATTTATATATTGTGTCAAAACTTAAAGTGTTGGCCGACGAGCCGCGTAACTTCACTGCATTACATACGTTTGCATTGGAGCATTTGGTTTGTCTCCCCAAGGTTTTAGTGGAAGGTAATCTAGCGTATTATGCCTTCAAGACTCAAGGCAAAGTTTCCCCGAGTGGAAGTCCCAGCGTTTCATATGACCTAGGCATTTCCACTAACATATATTCGACAGGTATGCGCACCGTAGTACTTGCCCCCAACAAATTTGGGTACAAATTTAATGGAAATTGGCGAGTAACCACGTCTAAGGGTGTGAAGGTGTCGTTGGACGATCAGGGATTTGTGGGTTCTATTGTGTGGGACGATGATATCACCCTTACAGACGGGTGGAACAATTCCATACCTGGTTACACACAGTACTTCGAGTTTACACCTCGTCAACGCTTTCAGGTGTATGCCAACGTTGGGAAGAATATAGCAGGAGCTTTGTCAAGGTATTTCAAGACAGTATTTGATGGAGAGGAAGACTGGCAGAGAAGAGAAAGACAGTATTCTCTTTTAGCCGGTTTTCCTGTGTCAACTTTAGATGCAGTCTGCAAGGCATGTGATGCCAAGTATGATAGCACCTCCGGGATGGTTAAAACACGGTTTTGTAAGTTTAGAGACCTTTGTGATTATCCATCAGGTGAGGAGGGTGTTTATAGTGTGGGGAAGGAGCCGGGATTGTATTTTACTCTCCTAGACTCTTTCTTTTCTGGTTGGTATTGGTACATTTTCTTCCTCTTATTCCAATGTTATTTGATTTACGACAAGTTTGGTATGATGTGGAATAAGGTTATTATGACAATTTATGTTCCGTTCGTAGCCCTTTATGACTACTTACCTTTGGTATCTTTGTTTGTAACCTTGCCACATCCTAAGCAAATGTTGTATAAAACCTATGCTCACCGTGAAAATGAGCAGGTTAAAATCGTCAATAACTTGGGTAATTTTGAGAGTAAGTTGAAGAGAGAGTTTGGTAAGGTTGGAAAAGAAGCTAGGCTGTACGCCACAGGTGGTTCATTGGCCTTGGTGGATTACGTAGTAGCACCCTTACTGAAATGTTATTGGAGAAACCACACTTTTAGACATGAAGTTTTGATTGGTGGTAGGTATATTGTGTTCGAAGCGTG